CCTTCGAGATCGGCTTGACGTGATCGACGGTCGTGGCGGGTTCACCGCACATCCAACATCGGCCACCCCAATAGCGCATCTTGTCTTGCAACTGCGCCAGCGTAAACGGAGCGATCACGCCCGTCTTCCGCCAGACGTAACGCCGGCGCACATATTCGCGGGATAACTCAGGATTCCTCTCGCGCCAAGAGCGTCGAAAGGCGGCGCTCTTCTCAGGGTTGTTCCGCGCCCATTGCGTACGATAGGCGACGCGGTGTGGAGCCTTCTGCTTCTCAAGCACCCCTGCTTTGAGCGACTCCCGATGCTCGGCGTAGTACTCACGCCTGTACTCGCGGGCCTCTTCGCGGTGATTCAGATAATACTGCGGGCCATACTTCGCGCTGTATGCGCTCATGCAGTCTTTGCAGTAGTTCTGCAAACCATCAGCACGCCGTGCGTAACGACCGAACGCTGAATGTGGGAGATCGCGCTTGCACTTCGAGCATCGCTTCATCGGGACAACAAGCGGCAACTGGATGTAGACTTCGCCCACCGGACACCTCCACGTGTCTGGTCACGCCCCCGGATGGTGATCACATCGCGGGGGCATTTACCGTCTTCCAATGGGCTAAGTATACCACAGACTCCCGCTCAGGAGGCTAGATACTTAGCGTTACCTAAGGCAATCCGGTAACGGTACAGAACGCTAGCGGCCTATACACTGCCAGAGCCAATCTTTCTTCTGCTCTGATAGTAATTAGGTTCTTCGTAAAATCGTCCACGTTCGAATTCGTGGTCTCGACGGTGATGCCCTGGCGGCGGAACACCTGTGCGCCGAGTTTGAACGCGCCGACGAATGCCGTGTGCTGGGTCTGAGCGACGGTGGCGACCACCGGCAAGCCCCAGAGACGATTCGGCCCGGCATCGGCCGGATGGCCCCAGATGTAAATGCCGTCAGCGGTCTTGAGCAGCTTGACGTTCTGCCAGTCGAGCGGATTGAAGACAACCCCATCCGCCTGGAAGAAGCCGATGGCCGCGATCTTCGTGATTGCCTTGAAGACGGCGTCGGGGATGGGATCGGTGCCGAGGGCTTGCGTCTGAATGCCCGAGGTCGTCTCGATGCCCTGGATGTTCGGCGGGGTGCCGTTCCCCAGGAGGATCTGCGCCTCCTCTTGCTGCCCGACCATGAATCGCAGGCGGTTGTCGACGTAATCGCGGATGACCGGGAAGTCCGCGAACATCTCGTCGGTGACCTTCGCGGTCACGGCGATCTTGCGCACCGGCGCATCAACCTCGGAGGTGTCGAAGGCTGCCTCTGGCTTCGTGCCACCCTCAGCCACGATGGTGGCCGCATTGGTGTAGGTGTCCTCACGGACATACCGGATCGTGTTCATCGTCGTCTCACCCTGCGCGATGAGATCGGCGATGGTGAGCGCCTGCTGCCCGAGCATCACCATACCGGGCTGCCGGTCATACTCAGTCAGCGTCGCGACGGTCGTCGTGAACGTCGTCTTGCCCGCGAAGGCGAGTTGCTCCGGCGCCTCGAAGAATGCCTGCTGCTGGCCGCCGCCGGGGCGCCAGCTTTTATATGCCTCGCTCTTCACGAAACGCTCACCGAGCGACATCGCGCCCGGCGTGCTCCCAGGTGTCGTGCCCTCGCTGCCGGCCGATCCGCCACTGAAGGGGACGGGACGGACGATGCGGCCGAGATCATCGACGCCCTTCTGGTTGTCGCGGTCGATGGCGGCGAGGCGCTCTGCCTGCTTGAAGGCGTCCTGCAGCGGGGCAAGATCTGCCTCACGCTGGCGCACCTCAGCGACCTGTTCGGCCGTGAAGTCGTAGACGGGTGAGCCGTCGACGATCTTGCGGTGATCGTCAAAAAGTTTCTTCATCTCGCCGCGCTTCTGATCGAGTTCGCGGCCCAGTTCAACTAAGGTCGGCATTGCGGTTGCCTTTCGTCGTTAGGCGGAGAGGTCAACGCCGAGTGCCTCTGCCTCGCGTGCGAGCATGCGGAGGTAGATCTGCTCCACGCCCGCGGTCTTTTTCGCCGGTGGTTCGGTGTCGTTGAGGAGCGCCTGCATCGTGGCGATGTGCGTCCCCATCGCGGCATGCGCCGTCTGCATCTGCGTATGCATCTCCTGCAGCTTCTTGCGATTGACTGCGGAGAAGACACGCCCGGACTTGATGCGCAGTTCGTTGATGGCGAACCCGCGCTGTATCACACCGTCCACCGCAGCAAGCGCGGATGTGAGGTGCTTCTCATACGACATCGTGGCAGGCACGACGCCGTGGTTGAGACTCTTTGGCACGGTCATGCTGGTATCGCCTTCACCGTCGCCGGCGTCGTCAACGTCGGTGGCGGTGACGTAGGTCGTGACGCGCACGACGCTCTCCTCCGGACCCCAGACGATGTCATTCCCCGCCGTCACCTGATAGGTCCGACGGAAGAGATCCTCCTCGTCGGCATAGACCACGGCATCATCGTAGACATCACGAATCCACAGGCCACGATTCCAGCTGGCGGGATCATCGTCATCGTCAGGGAAGTCCTCGTTCAGCTCGTCCTGGAGGAGCGTGCGGAGATCGTCGTACGACATGCCCGACGGCAGGGCTTTCACATGCGTGCGCGGTTGGAGACCAAGGAGCGCCGGCAAGGATTTCATCGCCACGGCGCCGTTGCGGGGCTCCGCCGGGCACGGTGTGAGCGATCCCTCTGCAATCGGCCAGTGGGTGATCTCGCGGACCGTCGCGCCGTCCTTCGTCTCCACCGCCTTGCGGGTGACGAGATGCGCCGGCGCGCCCGATGACCAGCCGAGTTTCCCTTTCGCGGCCAGCTCGAGGATGGCTTTCTCGTACTCGTCACGCAGGTTTAGCTGTGCCTCGACCCAGATACCAATCGCGTCCGTCTTCGCGGTGAAGCGGCCGATCTTCTTCACGCCCATCTGCTCGTCGAGGCCATGCGCGTAATAGACCGAGCGCGTGTCACCGTCCGCCAGGTCGTAGTCGGTATCCTTCGTGAAGAACTCGCCCGTAAGGTCCGGGCTGGCTGCATCGGTGAACGTGATGAGATAACCGCCGACGCGCCCATCGCCCAGGGCTTTCACGGCGCCACCGAACATCACGAGCGTGTCGTTTTGGAAAGGAGTTTGCCGTGTAACGGCCTCGGGTGCCCTCTGGGCAGGATTCACATGCAAACTCCCTTCCAACATGCCGACGTCCTTTTTGACGGGCTTCCACGCGTCGGGAAGCGCCCAGCCATTCGCCTTTGCTTTGCGGATCATGCACTCCCGGATCTTGCCGGTATCCCCGCCCGCACGGCCCAGCGCATGGACCGCGTTATCGAAGTCGGCCTTGTCCGCGATCGGAAACGAACGGTTCGGGCCGCAGAAGACCGACGCCGGCGCAGCCTCGCGTTCTTTCGGCGTTGCGCTGCCCCACTTCGACATCGGTCAACCTCCAGCTGCCCAGATGAACCACGCGATGAAGCCGAGGCACCACGCCGCCGCCAGTAGCCCGCGCGGCCATTCCGGTCGCGGCGACGGCAAGAGCAGCACGACGGCAACGATGCCGCAGACAACCGCCGCGATCAGCAGCAGCAGTCCCTTGGCGTTGAATTCCAGAGCGAACATCATCATCCGATGACCCTCCCTACGAACTGCCCGTGCCATACAGTGACGCAAGGATCGTGACGACCGCCGACCCCGTCATGGCAGCGGTAGCCCGCACCCGGATGGCCAGCCAGCCCGCGATGTTCTCGCTCCAGATGCCGTTCGCGGTCGTCGTCGTCGTCACTCCGAGACCACCCACTGCCGGCGTTGCACCAATGGGTCCATAGTTCGTCCCGTCCACGGTGGCCTCGAAGGTCAGCGTCCCCGTCCAGGTGCCGGTGACCTGGATGCCTGCGGCGCAATAGGAGGTGACGTCGACGTCGACGGTATTGCCTTGCCCGGCTACGTTCGTCGTGATCGTCCCGCTCGTTGTTCGGTCGCGTGGGGTCGTTGGCATGGTGCGCTCCTACGCCACAGGCACCGCGGGCGCCCTCTGGGCAGCATGCGCGGCCGCAGCCGGTTGATTGCCATTCGTCGCTGGCGTCAGTGGTGGCACGCCCTTTGTCGCCATGTCAGAGTCCTCTGCTATACTCGGAAGCCTAGGCGGAGGTGCCCGTTCGAGTCGGGCAGCGCCCGGGCGCTTGGCACAAGGGGTGAAAGTCCCCCAGCAATGGGGAGTGCGCCGCCGATAATCTCACTTACATCATGTGTTCGCGGGCAGCGGCTGGGCGCTATGGCCGTTTGGAGAAGGTGATGCATGTGCGCGTGTAGTGCGCGACACGGCATCACCTTCTCCAATC